TCATCCATTATGGTCACCTCTTTCATAGTATTCATATCTAGGTGGCAAGCGTATGACAAGAAAACCCTTCTCAGTTGAGAAGGGTTTCATCATAATATGGCAAACTTCATCAATAAGCTTTTTTGCAAGACATTTTAAATTAATACCTGCAATTATTGAAAAAGTAAGCGGAGTCAACAATAAAATATATACCTACTTTTCACCTTATAAATAAAAAAGATGCTTCCTCTAAAGTCCAGTAGACTTTTGGAAGCATCCTCAATGAATGTTATCTTTTTGTTATTTGTGCACGGGTGATGAAAAACGCTCAAACCCTTGGTATATCAAGGGTTTTCGCCGTTTGATTACATCATACCACCCATAATTCACCCTATTTTCGCATGATTTCAGACTCTTTCATTCAAGGGTTTCTGTGATAAAAAACAACATAGATAAAACAAGAAGAAACCGCATCTTTTCACAGTTGGGTGGGATTTTCGTTATTTTCGTGTTATTTTTTAAAAAATAACATGATATTTGCAGGCGGAACATTCGTTCTTATATAATCCCTTTAGGGAGATGATCAAATGACTGATTTTGAACGGAAAGTATATCAGATCATAGTGAACATGCATTTGTATGGAAAGAATCCAACTTTAAACGATTTGAAAAGGAAAACAGGAAAGAGTAAAGAGGATATCCGTGCAGCTGTAAAAAGCCTTTTGATGAAAGGCGAATTGAAGTGGGATAAGCTAACGAAAAAGTGGATAATATAAAAAAGCTCACTAAGTGCGGTGAGCTTTATTCTATAGCTTCATAAAAATCATTGTCCATTAATATATCATTCAAGTCCCTGTTACGAATAAATTCATTAAAGTTAATTGTTGGCAAGATAATTGGATTATGATTACTTCTGCTAGTTAAATCTGTTAGTGCAGATCTTAAATACGGAAATAGAATTGCTGAAGCATTTATTATAGTGAATAATTGATAATCATCAATCTCGTATTCTTCCTGGTTGAAGTCCTCGCTATTAAAACAAAAGAAACCTCTCAAGATAACTTCGGCCTTAAATGGTAGACTCCCTTCTTCTCCACCTAATCTAACTCCAAAGATAATGTTGTAATAAGATGGATCATCTTTAGATTCCGTTTTTTTAATTAAAAATTCAGGTGCTAATTTAGCAGAGTCTTCGTTATAATCACTTATTCTTTCATAATTCATACTATCTACTTTAAATCCATCAAATGTTATAATGCCCTTCATGTTTACACCTCAATAATTTAAGCAACCTTATCAGCATCGCTACTAACTCTAATTTCAAATGTAGCGTCATTAATTACATATCTAATTTGATCATGATTATCCCAAGAAACATTATACTTCTCCGAAACCTTTGACCACTTATCATCTTGAGGCTTTGAAACACCTAACGATTTGTACAAAGTTTTTTTATCAACGATATTAACATTTCCATCTTCATCTCTAATTGTAAAGTCAGTTTTTTCTAAATCGTAATTCACTCCGTACAATTCTGCAATTTCTTTCACGATTGAATTGACATCATTGTTCATCATCATCATCGCTCCTTAACCTAAAAACTGATTTTTATCATCAAAGTATAATCTTTTAGGTCTTTTATATTCAATAGCATGTTCAACTTCTGTGGATTTAATACATTCTTGATCGCTGACTCTAATTTGTGTTTCTTTATAGTGAACATTTAAAGGAATGATTTTTCGATCAAAAAAACTTGTGTTTACTTTAGCATATGAAGGTTGGTGATCACTTGCCTCAAAAGTTTTAATAATTACGTTAAATCCGCATAGTCTTGTAAGGATGTCTAGAATAATACATCGATTAATATGATCATTTTTTGTGAATTCAATTTTTTCGAAGGTCTCAGAATGATCATCAATGCATTGAAAAAATAAATCAACCCCCTCAGTAGTGTCTAAATTTAAAACTTTCGAATCTTCTTCTTCTATAATTGCTTTTATTATAGCAATCGGACTATTAATTTTCTTTTTTTCTCGATCTGTTTTTGAATTCCTAGTTATAAACCATTGAGCTAGCTTTTTTTCTGTATAAAAGTAAGTTCCTTGTCCCAGCCAATGATTTATTCTTTTTTGTGGTTTGAAACCTTCATCTAGTATATTATCAACAACATTTTGAAATGTCCCATGATAACCCACGAATTTTTGGTTGCCCATTTACAAAACACCTTTTACCCCAGTGATTTTAACTGATATAAGCAATAATAAATCACCATGTAATTTTTGTAAACAGAAATGTTCTTTGGGCACATATACTTTTTTATCCATTTCCCTCTATTTATATGTGGCAAACATACGACAAAAACCCTCCTCGTCTCGAGAAGGGATTCATTCATCATAAGGCCGGTATTTCTTCCGGCCGGCTTCTAATTCTTTTTTTAAAGCTTGTACATGTCCAAGCAAAAACAAGGCAACTGTCCCAACCTTTTTCACCGGCTTGAGCTTTCCGGAAGTCACAAGGGTGCTTAAACGCTGCCGAGTGATTCCAAGCAGCTCCCCCGCTTCCGCTGCAGTCAAAACTTCTTCCTGGATAAACTTAATTTTTTCGCTTTCTTTCATGTCGGCTTTCTCTCCACATCATAATGAATCCTTTTAACAAGGTAATAACAACGGCTATCATCAATACAGTATGCGCAATCTTTCCAGACATACCCTCATCGGTCAGATCAATTGCAACGATCCCAGTAACCAAAATGAGCAAAACGGCAAAATCTCCTGTGCTGTACTGCTTAAAATATTTTTTCATATTATCGTGGACGTGATATAATGGTATGAGCAAGGGGATTTCTCCCCTTTGCTCACTGTGTATCAGCGCTTCTTGCTTACCCGGCGGGAGCGCTTTTTCTTTTTCTTGCTATGCTTTTCGCTTTCCTTCTGCCATATGTCGTAGATGTGTTTAATGATGGTCACGATACCAGCGATAGCAAGAATCCAGTTTCTTACCTCGTCCACTTCAGCACCTCCTTTCTATACTTTAATTATACAATACCTGTTTACAATAGTCAATAGATACAACAAAAAAATTCCTTTACTTTGATTTTTGGGGATAAGAAATGAAAATATGGATTATTTAAAAAGCCCAATTCATATGAGTTGGACTTTATTTATCAATTGGATTGGTTATAAATGAGATCAGAAGAAACAAACATGAATCGAATGTAATTCTTAGAGCAGTTTTATTACACACCGGCAGGAACTGCGCTTCATATGAATAAGGGAAACGTTGCTTCTTATACCATTAGACATATTACTGATTGCTCAATTTTTATATAACTGTTGGAAACGGTTTTTCCGTCTGCGATAATTAAATAAGAGGTGAAATCAATGAATGGTATAGAGTTTTTAGAGTCCGTGTCTCAACTGGGACAAATAATTTTATTGTTCTCCGGATACGCCCTTTATTGGAGATTAGGTAAAACAAAAAAAGAACGAAGTCTTACAAAATACGAAACTTTTCTTAGATTCTTTGTAATGTTCGGCATATTTGCATGGGCACTTTCGTTTCTTGCTTTGCATTTGTGGTAACGACCTTTTGTCGATATATGACTTATTATGTCTAATTTGCTTAATTCTAAATTAAATTCCCTTTTTCTTGAAAAAATGTATGTTACTATTAAATTGCTTTACCATTTCAAAAAGGGGGAGTTCACACATGTTGAAAAGATTGTTTTTTCTGGCGTCGATTTTCTTTCTTGCTATTGCCACAATAGCACCAGCAGCTTCAGCAACACAATTGAATCCGAAGGACGGTTTAGATGGCTTAACTGAAGAACAAATTGAAAAGTCTGTTGCAGAAGTTGAGTACATCTTTACTAAAATTTTAGTTTTTGATAAAGAGGCGGGATATACAGTCAATGAGGACGAGCTTGAAAAAGCTCCTTATCCTCCAGCTCAAAAAGAGGGCATGATCGCTTTCGCTAATTATATGAATAAGGAATATAATTATAGCGATGTCAAAATCAATAGTGTTCAAGGATGTTTAGAAGATGCACTTAACTTAAGTAAAGGTGCTTTGAATCAAGTTCAAAAAGCCATTAAAAACGGAGATTGGTTGACTGTTGTGGGATTTCTAGGAACTATAGGTTTAGCAGTTTCCCCAGCAGCAGTATTTGCATTCTTCCTACTCTGTGGTGCTCCAGTGGCAAAGATTGCTCCACAAGAAAATTGATAAATGAAAACCCCTTCTACAACAGAAGGGGTTTAATTTTTTATAATTTCTCTTCAAGTTTCGCTTTAGTCTTAGGCCCATAAATGCCGTCAGCAGTCAGACCACTTACTGACTGGAACCGTTTGACTGCATTTGCTGTTTTCGGACCATAAACGCCATCAATGCCGTTATTCTTCGCCCCTTTATCTGGATAGAAGTAAAGAGCAGCCAGAGCATTTTGAATCCGCCTTACGTCATCCCCTTTCCGCATAGGGTTTGTTACTCTAATGACACCAGAGGGCAGCACATATGACGTTTTTTTGCTGCTTGGTTTAGGGCTCGAAGTACTTGAGCCTGTGAGCTTTAATACTTGGCCGACCTTGATCAAGTTCGGGTTCTTGATACCGTTCAAGCTTTGCAGGGATGCCACACTCACCCCGTGCTCTTTTGCAATTGCGGAAAGAGTATCGCCTTTTTTGACTGTGTAAGTGCCCCCAGAGGCTTTAGGCGCAGATGTTGAAGTTGTTTTCCCGCCCAGAGCCTTCAATTCTTTTTCAATGGCAGCCTTAACCTCATCCCATCTGCCCTCCGACAAAATACGGTGCGGGCAATACTTGCCGTTCCAATCTTGATGCTTGCGCACACGATCAATACCCCAACCGCGCTCTTTGAGCAGCTGCGCTACAAATTTGATTGCCAGTTTTTCTGCCGCCTTATATTTAGGGCCTCCTGACTTACTGTAACAGATTTCAACACCGATAGACTTACGGTTCCCGGGACCGTTCGTGCCGTCTCCAGTGTGCCATGCATTGCGATTTAACGGCAGTCCTTGAATAACCTCTTTGTCATCAACTGCAAAGTGAAAACTCGTTGAACTGGTGTTTCCGGTCATGTAACTGACCTCGTTAGCAGCTGACGCATCATTGTAAGTATTATGAATGGTGATGTATTCAGCATCCAAGTAATTCGGGCATTTTAAAGCGTATTTTGCTTCTGATACAAGGTTCTTTTTCACTGCAATTGTCATGAAAATCTCTCCTATTCTGTTTTTGAAATAAAAAGAGCCGCCAGCTGGCAGCTCATTTGGTTAGATTGTGATTTTTCAGGATGGATTTTTGCTTGTGTCCTTTTGCTGTCACGTAGTTGTTTTTGAACCATGCAGCAAGTGTCGTACCGATAGTGAAGATCAGAGAGCCGGCAGTGTATAGCGCATCCGCCAGTTGGTTCACCTGTGCATCAGTGACATCCAAGGGTGATTTACCGAACATCAGCATTGTTTGGTTGATAAGCGCAATTAAAAGAAGCGCAGTCCGGACGACTGTGCCTTTGTCAAAGTTTTTCATATGTTATTTTCCTCCTTAATGTTGCAACACGTTATAAAAAATAGCGATTAATCCTCCTATAACTCCGGTGGAAATCGCTGTAATGATAGCGCCCGTGATTGTGCGCTTGATCCAAGTTGTGTTCTCTTCAATTTTGTTGAGCTTTTCATTGAGTGACATGATTTGCTGATCTTGCCTATCCGAGGATCGTTCAAGCGAGCTTACCCGTCTTTCCAGCGATTTTTGCTCTAGTTTGAACTCTGCCATCTCTTTTTGTATTGAATTCACATCCGGTACCTCCGTCAATTGTGACATTAGTACGCCCCCCTTTTATCTATTTCATGCAATTTCACCTCCTTTGAGGCAAAATAAAAAAGCCGCTATCTGCCGCTTAATTTTTTTGATGATTTAGTTTTACTGGACCTTTCAAGTTGTTGAGGTTCTTTTCTAACTTCTCAATATGTTCCTTCAGATGCTGGATTTCTTGCTCTTTTTCCGCTAAAAGCTGCTTATCTTTTTCTGATAGGTACTGATACGACAATATTACATCTTCAGCATCCATCCAATTTTGGCGATAAGCTGCCGCTTTTCGTTCGAATAGCTCCGCTTTCGTTTCTAAATCCATTTCGTTTGTTTTCTTTTCTTCCATATTGATTCTCCTATTCTATTTGGTCAGGATAAGCGTTTCCGCGCTCAAGGGCTGTTATCTCGTCAAACTCTTCTTGCGTAAGACGGCCCTTTTGAACGTGTGTTTTGAGCTCAATGGTTAAAACAGTCCCATTCTTCCAACAATCCTCAAAAAAGTTGTAAAACACACTTCGTTTTTCCATCGAATCTCTCCGATCTTATGGCTGGTTTACCATTAAAACATTACACATTCTTTGTAAATCTAAAATTTGTTCTTTCATTTGCTCCTCCGTTGTTTTTGCATCATTTGGAGGAGTTATTTCGATTGGCTCCAGTTTCATTTCATTGCTCTCCTTTAGCCTTTAGGGTGCAAGTAAAATTCTCCTGACTTCGTCCCATCAGGAGAAACTGACACACGAAGAATTGGTTTCATCAACATGTATTCGGTACTATCTATATAGTCACAAAAATAGCCGTCTTGATCTGCTACCATACGAAACAGTTTATATTCCATTGTGCCAGTTGCTTTCACATAGACAATATGAAGCCCGTACCCGACAACTCTTTCTGATTCGGTCTTGATGTCAAATTCAACTGTGTCCATGGAGAACACCTTTTCAAATTTTGATTCGTGATAATTACAAGCTGAAAGGGATATTCCCTCAATTGTTTCTGTCATTTCTAACCCTTCTATATACGAACGGCTACTAGGATTAAAAACAAATTCTTTGATCAAATCCCTCCCTCCTTATGTTTTTTCATAAAAGACAACTAATCTTACCGTTATGGATGCACTGGTCATATCCTTTGCGCCTGTTCCCCTAACATGAACTTGAAAGCCTTTAGAGGATTGACTCATTATCCCCGCAGTCACATTATTGGCATTAGATCCGTAAGGTGTAGCCATCACAGCAAAAATATTTTCTGCACCTTGTGAATTTCCATCAACAAAGTTGATCGTAGTATAACCATAGGCATATGATCCACCACTCGTTAATACAACATCACATTGAGTAACGCATATGCACATGTTGTTTTGTAATTCTCCGTGGATATCTGTGACAAGAGAAGTTACATTGCCGCCTACGATTTTTTCTGCGGTAGTGTATTGGCTGTCTCCTGGATATATTATTGAGCTTTTTGGCAGTTCGACTGGCGCACCTTCGAATATTGTTCGCTTCGACGACTTCATTCGTATGCCGCCTGAAACTTCAATTTCCGCATTGCTAGGTTTTAATTCTAATAAAGTGGAAGAACCGGAAACACGCGCTCTGTTTTGGAATGATGAAAAATAATTTAATTCATCAATGTCTATAGAGCTTACCTCTCCTGTCAGTGTGAAAATATCTTTCGGTCTATTAGTAGGCGATTCGTTGGAAATCGCTATAATCCCTTGTACGCCTGTAGTGCCGCTCCCTTTAGAACCGTACATTTCAACAACGGGTACATCGCTTTCCGTCGAGGTTCTGCCAGTTCCTTTTACTGAAATCTTCCCATCACCTATGCTTACACTTCGATAGATTTCTTGATTTGAACCGTCAGAGTCTACATATCCGCTCTCTTGATATATAAGGCTGGACTGTACGTCTAATTTTGTATATTCACCATATGAGCCGGAAGCCGTTGACCTTCTGTACTGATATAGCTTGTCACCATCAAAATAAGAGTCAAAGTCACGGTTAGTGTTCAACGCTTGGAATTTGCCGCCTTTGATTAATGAACCTGTGATATTAATAGAATTAATCGTGCCGGAATTTATTTTGTCAGCTGACAAACTGCCAATCTTGGCGTTTGTAATGGCTCCGTCAATGATATGGACGGTATCAATTATCGCTGTTTTCAGGTGAGCTTTTGCGATAGCAGCGTTTTGAATGGCTGCTGTTCCTATTGCCGCCTCAGCAATTTGCGCACTTGTTATGGCTGCTTTTTGGATGTGTGCTGTTCCTATCGCTGCCTCTTGTATATGAGCAGATCCGATAGAAAGGGCTTGGATGTAATCACCGTCAATAACGTTGTCCGTTAGTTGTGTGTCATAAGGACTGTATCCATACTCCTTTATCGTATCGCCTTCGCGAACTTGCAATTTTCGAATGACGAACGAGCATAACTCTGTATTGTTATTCCTGTTAAAGCCGCCGATGCCTATTGTATATACAGAGCTTGTCGTAGGGGCTGTGAATTTAATATTAACCCTGACAAACTGATCAGAAGGATAAGAAGAAATGTCTGATAAATCTGTGCCACTTATCCTGTACCATGAATTTGTTTCTTTAAGGTGAATATAGTTCAAATCAGTTGTGTTATTTCTTTTCACTTCGAAAGAAAGAGTGTATGTTTTCCCTTGCTCAAGCTTCATTCTTTGGATATTATTCGGCGCTATTCTTAACCCACAAACACCAAAAAATAATTGATCAGTTAATTGAGTCTGAGAAACCGTCATTTCATTAAATTCTTTTTCCTCTACTGTATGAGAGGTATATGTGTAATCGTAAAACCATTTCGCCTTTAAAAGAGAGCCTGGGAAGATATTGCCTTGGTCAAAGTTGCGTGCCAGTTTATCAGCCGTGACCGCCAAGTTTGCCAGACGATCCGCGATAATGCTGTTGAACATAATATCATCAGTCAGAATCCGTTGGGTTTTTGCTGAAAACTCAGCTGTAAATTCGCTTGCTTTGCCGTGATAGTTAACAGCTCGGATGCGATAGTACCAAACATTATCAACGCCAGCGTTTTCATGCAGATACCCGCTTTGTTTGCCTCTCCATAGCCGGTTTTCGATAGATGGGATGAAACCTTTTATTTGTGATCCATAAACCTCATAAGCCGCAATATAAGAAGAAGGATCATAATCCCAAGTAATACTCACACCTGAAAAAAGCCCCTTAACAGATACATTAGAAGGGACTGTAGGCACAGTGTTAGGGAAACTGCCGTCAGTGACTTCGCCAACGTCTGGCTTCCTCTCCCAAGTACCGCGATTCTTGTCGAGTATATTCTCTATCTGATCAATCCGATCATCACCTTGGAGCACTGATAAAAACTGCCCTATTTCCACAACGCAGGTATTGTCTGGATCTGTTATGTCATATTCCATAGAAATGATGCGCTGCGATGTTTCTATTGGAATAGCAAAGTTTCGGTCTATGGCAATTGTCGTATCGCCCAGCTCAACATGCTCATGCTCATAACCTGGTACATTCCGAAGCAATTGAACTGACAGCTCATAATTCACCTCAGTTTTTGATGCTGTCGTAATGAGATGGTTGTACGTGGCTTTTAAAAGCTCTGCTGGATCAGTGATGTCTTCGTTGTTGTATTGCCCTTCTCTGTGGATTAATTCACCGTTTTTAAGGCGTCCCAGCCTTTTTAATAGATCCGGATCGCCAACCCATTCCTGACCCAGTGGTTTATCAACAGGATCACCTTTTGATTTCTTCCACTCAACTTCCGAGAAGTCAATAAACCGCGAATAACCGCCCGTCTCCTCTCCGTCCTCATCCGTTGAGGCAATAGATGCACCATATCCCCAAAGAGCTGTCAATGGGTAGCTGATAACTGTCCTTTTGATATTCTCTGTATCTTTATCTATCTCAAAGCGTTTTCCGCTGTCTTTTCCTCGCCGTGGCAATATTTTTATAATTCTCTTTGTGATCTTGTTTCCGTCAAACTCGATATAATCTTGAAGCTCGCCGCCCCATAGGTTTATCACTTCAGCAATACATTCCAAAGCTGTTTTCTTATAAAACGTGGTGGAGTTTGTACCGAGTTCAGCACTTACCTCCGCAACCCACCGAGAACGGGCAAGCACGTTGTCCAGAACATATTGTGCTGTTTTGTCAGTTGGCCGGAAGTCTTTCACGAAGGTTTCTGCCAGCTCCATCATGGCAGCTTCACATGTTACTAGAGTGTTAACCTCTGAATTTTCGTCTGTATCATCAAGCTCCTTGATCACAAACAATCGGAGAATGCCGTCTTTATCTCTAAAAATGACTTGATTCTCCTCAAACAAATAGCGCGCATCAGGATGGGAAGCATCTGCTACAAAAGAAAAAGAAGAGCCTTTATTCAGCTCTTCTTTGTATTTGGCATCCCAAAATCTGCACGCTTCTTGTCCGTCGCTGGACAGCACTGTCAGCACTTGATCATCTGGTGAAAGAATATACATGTCAGCCATTAACGGACCTCCTTACAAATAAGCCTCATCGAATTTGATGCGACTTGCATGGCTTAGCTTCAATTGGGTTGGTACTTTTGGTGGCAGCGTGAACCACTCAGATTGTATTTGCAGAGCAGTCATGATTAATTTGCCGCTGCATGTCACTTTTCTCTTTGAAGAATCAATAATGAGAGTGTCGCCGGCGATGAAGTTGTATACGACTTTTATTTTCTTAGATACAGATCCATCACCATTTAAAAGAGCCACCTCATATGAAGTGGCCGCCTCTTTAAAAACACATTCGATTTTTGGTTCAATCTCCGCATACCCCGGGTTTGTAAAAACCTGCACCCCGGCATTCAGTTCTGATTCCGAAGCCGCTCCATACTTTTTAGGATCAGGACAGATAAAGGTCAATGTAGCCTGTTGAAAGCCACCCTGCTCCTCGCTTTCAGATACACTCTCAAATATTGCGTAATAGGTTCTGTCGGGCTCATCATGGAAAACGAGGGGTTTCGGCTCGTCTGTATGCAGAATATAAGTCAGTTCTTCTTGCTTCTTCTTCAATTCCTCTTCACTGCTGAATGCAAAAAGAACATCTATAGTTATCGTTCTAATTGGTAGTCTGGTGCCGCGATAGAAACCGCCTGGACGGTTCCCGATCGTGGCTGTATTCACCTCTCGGCTCAATATTCCCCGCCCAGTGGTTGATTTCACATAAAAGAAGGGTGAAATATCGATCCCATTGAATGTGATTTTCCACTGATTGGGCAAAATCTCCTGATAGTTGATCAATTAAATCTCACCCTCCTTGCATTTGATCTTCTTTGTGCGTCTGTCACAGGCTTCTCAACGCCTTGTCCGACTTTCTTGCTGTCCATTTCAACAATGATAGTTTTTTCAGGTAACTCAAGGTTTTTGACATCTGCACTCAGTTCTTTTCTGACAGTGCCGAGATCGCTTCTAGATATGGATGTATCGTAAGCAAGATTCATATCTTTCTGCTCGATATACATGGCATCGCTGACAGCAGTCATCGCCCGCTGAACCGTTCCGATACCGTTCTGGATACCAACTGCGATTCCCGCTGGCACCATCACACCGACTCGATCCCTCATTAACCGTGAAGGAGAATGGATCTTCAGCTTTTTCTTGATTGTCTTTTCGATTGTGGAGGCAATAGTGTTGGCTTCCTTCGCAAGCTCGCCCTTCATATTTCTCATTCCAGAAATAATGCCGGCCATTGTGTTATAGCCGATTGCCTTCCCGCTGTTTTTCAGGGAGCCCAACTGCTTCACATTGACAGTAAGCTCACCAATTTTTCTCATGTAGTCGCTCTTCAGGAGACTCAATTCTTTATTGGCAGCTGAACGAAGCTCATTGATTTTCTTGGCAGTCTCATTCTTCAGGCCAGTTAATTCCTGAGCCGCCTGTGTGCTTGCGAGTTTATGCTTCTCTGTCCAAAGTCTGACATACTCATCTAATTCAGACGAAGTCATGCGGGCAATTGCATTGATCTGATCTGCTGAACCGACTCCCATTTCTTTCAGTTCATCAGCGAATGCTTTTGGCGCCCTGCCTGCGATGCTTGCGATATCGCTGTCAAATTGCTTTAATTTTGCCAGCTGATTTTTAAGGTTTGATGTCAGCTTTGAGCCGTTAACCTTCTCGCTTGAAACATCGTCAAATAGACCGATTGCGTTGTAAATCGCATTTGTTCGGTCTTGGAGCTCCTTCTTATAGGCGTCGTTTGCCGCTTTTATGTCTGAGGTTAGTTTGTCATTGATGCTTTTGAATTTGGACAGATATGTGTTATTGGCTGAGAGAATACCTTTGTTGATTTTATCTGCCGCTTTTCTCTCATTCTCTTTTTGCTTCCTTGCCTTATCAGCCATTGCTTTTTGAGTTTGATAAATCTCACGCTGTACCTTGATTTGCTGATCAGAAGTCAGTTTGTTCTTCTTACTGATCTTCTGGAGAGTCTTGACGTATGTGTTACCACTAATTTTCCCTGTATCGTACTTGGCCTCAGCTCGTTTAATCTGATCAGACACCTTTTTGGTGTACGCAAGCTTTGCTTTCGCTTCCTTACGTTGCTGCTCTTTCAAAAGCTTTTTCTGTTTGTCAGAGGCGTTTTTAGCAGCTTGATAGATTTCACGCTGGATTTTCCGGCTTTGTTCGCTTGTCAGCTTGTTTTGCTTCTGGATTTTCTGCAACGTCTTGATATAAGTGTCAGCGCCCATTTTCTTGGTGTCATATTTAACTTCAGCGTTTTTAATTTTGTTGGTCACTTTCACTTCAGCAGCTTTTTTAGCCGCTTTAGCCGCTCTCGCCGCAGCCGCTTTTACTTTGGCCTGTGACTTATCAATACCGGCTGCCATACCGGTGCCGACGTGATAACCGACCTGATCGCGCATAACCCTTGATGGCGAGTGAATTCCGAGAAGTTTTTTCATGCCGTTAGGGATTGCATTTGCCATCGATTTGATTTTGCTGGCTAATGCCCCAGCCATGCCGCTGATACCGTTTATCAGGCCTTGGATAATATTACGGCCGATGGTTTTCAGGTTGATTCCTTTGAAAAACTTCATCACGCTATTCCAGATACTCACTATCTTTTCCCGGGTGGCAATTATGCGATTTGCGATCTGATTTTTCATGTAGAGGAATGCATTTGACGCCGCAGATTTTATCCCGTTATAAATTGAAATGACCTTATTTTTTGCTGAATTCCACAAATTTACAAGTTTTTCTCTCGTAGCCAGGATATGTCCGGTCACCTTATTTTTCATATAAAGAAACGCCGTTGATGCTGCATTTTTCAAGGAATTCCAGATTGAAGTCGCCTTACTCTTGGCAGAATTCCATAAATTAACGAGTTTTTCACGCGTTGCTAATATGTGCCCAGCTATTTTATTTTTCATAAATAAGAATGCAGTAGACGCTGCAGACTTCAAAGAATTCCAAACTTTTACAACAGCACCTTTTATGGAATTCCATATTTTAGAAGAAAAACTTTTTATTGCATTGTATACTGTCAGGACGACATTTTTCTGCAACTCAAAATTTTTCTTAAGTAACGTGAGAAATAACTGCCAGATTTTCGATGCTGCATTTTTTATACTTGTCCAAGTTGAAGAAAGCCATTTCGACAAAATTCCCCAAATTTTTACCGTATAAGCTTTGATCTTATCCCAGTTCGCAATGATGAGAACAACAAGACCCACTACAGCCGCTGTGATCCATCCAATAGGACCCATAGCAATGATCCAAGATGCTGCCATTCTCGCCGCGTTTGCAGCCGCCTGAGCCGCTAAGATAACCAAACGCGCTCCGAAAGCAATCATCTGTTTGATTCCAGCTGCCAACATAGATGCAAATGAACTGATTTGCGCTGCCGTCCACGCCGCTGCCATACGTGCCGCTTGTGCCACAGACTGAGCAGCCATGACAGCCATGTTTTTAATCCATAGGCCCATTTGCACGATGCCATTTTTAAGCATTGTTACAAATGCAGTTACTTTGGCTTGTGCATAGGCAGCCGCCATCTTAATCCCAAATGCTGTTTGTTGTGCTGCTGTCACAACCAACTGCTTAACATAAGCTGCTAAAAGCGTTATTTGAAGACGAAGGCTTGCACCGAGGTTTTTTAAACCAGTGATCATAGCTGTGAATTTCGTCTTAACTAACGCAGCATTCATTGCTATTGTTGCAGAAGTTGTTTGTCTAAACTGCGCAATCATTCCCGCTAATCTAATTCCTGCAGCAGTTGTTCGGAAGTTGCGCAAATAAGTTATTGCGCTTGAGATTGTTTTAAACCCACCAAACACTGCTTGAAATGCGGTGATAGCTGGAATAATGACTCTTAAAGCTCCGCCAATAGAAATGGCCACGGCTACAAATTGTCCAATTGCAGGATTTGCTTGCATTGCTGCATTTGTGAATTTTAAAAACCCGTTTACCGTTTGTAAGATGGATTGCCCTAACGGAGCCATGCCAACAAGCAAATTTATGATTGTTTTGGCGATTTCACCAATCGTACTCCAAACAGTCGGACCGTTCGTTTTGATGTAGTCAATAAATGACTGGAATTCTTTTGTTTTCGTGACGCTGCCGGCCCATTCATTAAACCTTTGCGTCATGTTGACAAGGGATGTCATCATGTCCTGAGACATCGGGGCAAAACCGGTAAACAACTTGGTCAAGCCGCCTGATAAGTTCCCGATGATCTGTAGCAGTTTAGGACCGTTCGTTTTGACATATTCTATAAACGTTTGGAACTTCTCAGATGAACCTAAATTGGCTGACCACTTCACCCATGAAGCTGTGGCCTTTTCCAAACTAGCCGACATGTCATTCCCAAGAGGACCAAAAGCAACAATCAGATTCATAACTGTTCTGAGGACATTACCGGCTATTTTCCCAAACGTAACAAAGGCCTGACCAGCGTTTTTGTTCATGTAGTCAATAAAGCGTCGCATATCGGTGTCTTTAAACGCCGCATTCATGCTTTTTGCTAATGTAACGCCGCCATTTGCCACGCTTTTGAACATAGGTCTTAAACTGTTCAGAACGCCTTTAAACGTCGTCAGCGAGCTCGTGAATGTTTTTAAAATTGGTTTCTGTACAGATTGAGCAATATCATGCCAGTTGCTTTTGAAATCCTCCAATGTGTCCAGCGCTTTTTTCTCTTCTTTTCCAAGAGATTTTTGCAGATTATTGATCTGCTCCATGATTTTGGCACGCTCTTTTGCGCTTGTGGCATTGTCCAGCTTCTCTTGTAGCTTTGAAAGGTCTTCAGATGCTTTAAATACATCTCCTATGGAAGTCACGGCAAGGGCTCCAAAAGCCACCGCACCTGTTCCGGCTGTTGCAAATGCACTGGTTAACCCCATAACTCCACCAGCTGCCACACCAAGCATTGGGCCCAGTGAGCCTATAGCACCAGTGATACTGGCAAGAACAGGAGAAATCGCAGGCAATGCAGATGTAAAAGCACCCGCAAGTGAATGACCTATGACGGTCGAAACGGAGTTAGTAATTCTCGCCAGACGATTCATAGAATTTTCAAAGCGATCAATACGAGCCTCTATGAAGATCCATACTCTATTTGGTAAGGATCTCGTCTCAGTTTGTGCAGTAGCGACTGCGCGAGTTAAATCCGAGGTATTCCCATTAATGTTGGTTGTAACCCGGTTGGGTATTGATGCAAGTTCTGTTCGCGCCGCCGATACTGCCCGTTGTACGTCGTCAGAGTCTGCGTCTAAATCAACTCGGGTTCTCTGATGCCGATGAATAAAGTTGTCGATCTGCTGCTCTGCTTGTCTGACTCGCGCTTGGAAGCTTGCAGTTTCTGCTTCAACTTCAACTGTATGGGTATCAGCCATACGCCGCATCATGTCATTGACTCGGTCCATACTTCTGTTGAACCTCTGCGTCTGAGCTTCTATAACAGCAGTAAGCCTCTCGATCATGCCCTCACCCCTTTTCCTTTGATTGTCTTCCGAAATAAGACCGTACAGCGTCGTTTAACATCTGCACGCCTTTAGCTCTCGGACCAAGCTTGTTTATGTCTGATTCACGCCATTTGTTTTCCTCGCTTGTCAGAGAACGCTCAAGCTCTCTACGGGCTTTTCTAGCGTCAAACATCTTAGACTCTTTTGGTCTCTTTTCGTTCAAAGCATAACGATGGAACATTGCATTTCTCGCCAACTTTTCCATCTCGTCAATTTCACGGAGTTTGGCTGCTTTTAGCTTTCGTTTATACTCGTTTGGAGTCCATGACATAATGACATCGTTGTCATAGACACCCATCCAACGAGCTGCATTTTCAATTACTTGGAGATAGTCGATCCCGTCTTCTCTTTGTACGCTTCCTCCATCGTCTCCAGCATGTCCTTGTTCATTTCGTCTTCCTCCAGACGTTTCGCTTCCATTTCCGGAGTCTCGTTCGAGCTGACCTTCTTCGGTTTCGCCAGCTTGCTCATCATCTTCCACTGCTGACGGATCTTTCCTTTGAAAAAACCCGCTGAATCCAGTGTATTAAAAGCTTCTTTCACCATCTCATCAACGGCGTTGCCAGTTTCATCTTCTTCAATGATCTTGGCAATAGCATCCTCAATCTGCTCGACAGAAGGCTTGCCTTTTTTCAAGTGAGCAAGTGCGCAATCCCAAAATGCAGAAAGGTAAACAGCATCATCATTCAGTAAGCTGTTGTAAATCGTTAATGTACCGCCTGATTTGTCACCGTTTTTATCCTCTTTCGCATATTTCTCGTTTGCTGTTCTGTCGAATGCGAAATCACAGCGTGCAGCATAATCTTTTCCGTCAATTGTTAAGTGAGCCATATATAAAACCTCCAAATTTTTGTTTTAAAAAGAGCCCTGGCAACAGCCGGGCTCCTATGCTTCTTCTTTATTTGTGCGAATCGTGAATTTCTCTGACCAAGCCGATTCCCCGGCGGCATTTACCGCGGATACATTGAAAATGTATGAACTATCGGGTTTAAGAGTCGGATTGGAGAGATATGAGTTTGTTGTGACAGTTGCTATCTTTGCATAGTATCTGTAAATATTGTACGAGGTCGCCCCTTTCACCGCGTCCCATTTGAATCCCACTTGATTTGAAGTGACGCTTGTCATGGTTATGTTACGGGGTGTATCAGGGCGCAGTTGCTTGAGTTCTTGTAATAATCTCGGTCATCGGTGATTCCCCAGCATCGTTAACCGCAGAGACATTGACCGTCAGCTGGGTATCTGCTGCAATGCCAGTCAATGTGTGGGATGTGCCAGTAACTTCACTATCAAGTTTCTTTTCTGACCCTCTGTACACTTTATATGACGTTGCCCCATCTACCGCTTCCCACTTCACGGTCACGCTGTCAGTAGTAGCCGTGAACGATAGATTTTGGGGCGCCTTAGGGTGTAGTCGTACTGCCAAAGTCCTCAAATTTAGTCGCGCCGGCAGAAGATTCAATTGCTGCTAACACGCTGTCCGGCAGAGGAGGCAACTCGCCTTTGAATGTTTTTCCGAGTACAGGAAGAGTTATCGAAACCTCAACAAACCCATCTTGCGGCTGACTGAATTCCAAGCTTTCAATAATTGCATGACCATAGACAGCGTTGTGCTTATCATTTTTATTTTTGTTTTTATTGACCTTCCAGACCTTAATTGCCTTTTCGTTATCATAAGCGTCCTCAATTGCTTCCTGCCCCGGATCTGAAACAGCAGCATAATAAGTTAGCTCAAAAGATTCGTTTTTTGTTCCGTAACCGACAATACGACCTGACTTAGTGGATTCATCCAACGTGTCCTGTTCTTTTGTATGTGAACCTTCTGTTTGGAAGGCAATGAACAGCCCTTCTGTCCCTTGTGCATCCATCGGTTGAACGAAATAAATCTCATCTTTACCATTTAATAATTCTGGCATTTCTTTCATCCTCTCAATTGTTTATTGTGTATCGCATCCTGAGAATACCGTGTCTGGTGTATCCGTCGATGTCGGTGATCACCTGCATGCCGCGCATCTCAGAACGGCATAAAGAAAAGCCCTCTATTTCTAGGGGCTCTCTCGTTATTGCTTGCAGCATCAAATCAAGGATCTGCATTGCTTCTTTTTTGCCGTTGTAGTCGCTCCAGCAATGGAGAACAACATTGATAATCTCACCTTTAGACGTTTTTGTTTCAAATGGCGAAACGTCATCATCGCCTGTTGTCACATATGGCTTTTTCTGATCTTTCGAGACTGCATCAAGCACACCAGTGACGCGTGCATTCAGCTCTTCATCAGTTGATAGCCTTTGAAATATAGCCATTTGCAACGGCCACATGGCTGACCGCATAATGACAGCCCCTTTCTATCACATTTGACTGGCGAAGTAGCGCATACCTTCCTCAATAGACGGATTCCAGAACGGCTGGGCCCGCATACCTCGTGTCATAACCCATTGGTTAAGCTTGGTGTCATAATAGACCCAAGGAGTCTGCCGGCCGCCTCCGTCCTCCGCATAGATTCCGGTACCGTATTCGACATAAATTGCATAATCAGCACCAACAGAAATAACGGCCGTTAAGCCGCCGTCACGATAATCGATTTCTATTGAGTTTTTCAAGTTCCCACCGTCGATCATGGCTGTTGGGGCATTTAAAACGGCGTTGCTGTAAATCAGTTCGGCCGTGTCAGTTACTATCCGTTTGGCTTCTTCAATTACATTGTTCCTGAACTCTTCAGTCGCTCGGCGCATTTGCCTGACCCATCTACCGCTAACTCTTGCCATCAGACTCCAGCACCCCTGTCACTTGGCATTTCAAATTCAAGACCTCATGCATACCGCCTTGATCAATTGGCTCTGATTTGAGAATGAGAATCTTGTTTTCGTAAATGATCCTCATTGTCTTCTCAATATCAGTCCGATAAGGGAAATACACGTTGCATTCTATCGGGTTTTGCAGCTGCTGGGCCTGATAAAACTCCCGGGAACTGACGCCACTGACTAAAGCTTCTGTTGTGATGTAATCAACATAGGCTTCTTCATAACCTCCGCCGCCGTCCGGCACCTTACCCATCCGCTGAAACGTGATTTCGTGTGGGAATTCCTCATAAATCATTTAACTCTCAGCCTTCGATATGGCGTAAGGTGTTTTGTGATGTACCGAGGAAATTCTGTATTGTACGAATACGACACATCCCCCATGCTTCTTCCCGAGAGTCCAGAAGGAGTCATGTTATATTCTGCTGCCTTCGCAACAAAAAGCTTCACGCCAGCTGGTAAAGCCTCCGGATCGAAACTGTTATTACAAAAGTCACTGGCATACTCAATCAAGTTAGGCACTATTTCAGACAAATATTCGTCATGCCTATCTGTCTTAATCCCTGTCATTCGCTTTACTTGTGCGATGTCCACTAAATCACCTACTCTTCACCTAAGACAATCTTGATCAGTTCGTCTTTAGGCGCTTTAGGGTCAAAATCATATTCATTCTCTTTCAAGAAAGCAATAATCTCATCTTTGTTTACTTTCTGTAGTTGAGCCTCAGTCATATCAAGAAGATCGCCAGCTGGCTTCTTGACCTCATCCACTCTCTTAAACCCAATATGTGAGTAAACCACCTCAAAAGCCTTTTCGGTGCATTCAATTGTTTTGGAACCGTTAGATGCTTTCATATCACGCGCTTCCTCCTTCCAGTGCTTTCAGGCGGTTTTCAATATCAGTGAGTTTGGCAGTTACATCATCACCAAGCTTGGCTAACGTAACAGCCTTTGCAGCGATATTTGCGTTTTGCACACTGCTGGACCCGATGTTTCGACTTTGAACAGAGCCATCACCAATATTGATGTTTTTCACTTCTCCGTCGCCGATCATTTCAGAAGTGATGCTTTTAGTAGCAGGCGTCGAACCGGGCAAGCCGGTCACTTTTGCGCCTGGTTTGATTTCTAATTCGCCGCCAATCACAAATTTATCGCCGTTATTAGTCTTATAGTTTTTAGATGTGTATCCCATAAGCTTACGCCCCCGTTGCTGGAGTAATAGCTGCAAACGCATCATCAGTCAATGTCATGAAACCGACTTGCTGAGTCACACGAAGAGCAACCATATCACGCTCATACAAGTTGATAGGTTCGCCATTTTCGTCGACAACAGTAGTTAACGTTGCATCCTCAGAGATTTTATACTCCATTCCTTGTGGGATACCGTACCGAGTATAATTCCAATCTGCCGCAAGCAATGCCGCTTTATCGTAATCCCATGACTTGGAGTTAACGTAGCCGATCGGAAGTCCAAGAGCCTGCGATGTTGCGCCGCCTGTCGCATCGTTAAAGATTGGAAGCCCGTTACCGTCCTTAGTGCCGCGGAGTTTTTGACGGAATCGGCGTGTAGTAGTAAAGCCGTTTACATCCTTATCAGCATCCTCAACTAACGCCATTACTCCATTAAGCTCGTCATATAGGTTGCCAAGTGAGTTTAAAGCAACAGTGTTACCAGATGCCTTAATTTTTTCAAATACTGAAACGCCTTCACCGAATGGTGAATTGATACCAAATAAAGCTGCTTGGTCAAATTGAATTGCAAAGGCTTCAGCAACTGAATCACGCATTTGTGTAAAGAAATCAGTGACAGAGTAACGCAAGAATTCTTTAGAAACAGGGATGATAACACCCAATTTCTTAGAAACCATTTTTGCAGTTAACCATTGAGCCTTAGACGTTTGGATTCTCTCGCCTTCTCCAACCCAATAAGCGCCTGGTCCAGAAGCTAAATACGTGAATTCTTTCACCGGTTTATTCATTTCTTCAAATTTTGCTAGTTGTGTAACCGCCGATTGCGTCATAAATTTTCTTAAAACTAGGGTTCCTTGTTCAGTTGGGACCTTCCCGTTTACTGCGTCTTGCATCAATACATTGTTTGGATCGAATGATGGCATTTTTATAGCCCTCCTTATTTTCTAATACTTGCTTCAGCTGCAAGCGAGCTGATATCTAAACTTTGATTTGCCGTTTTATTGCTGCCGGACTGAACATCACGGCCATTCTCTTGAAACTTGGATTCAATCGCCTTTTGAAGTGCAGCATTGTACTTCTCTTCGAATGCTCCGAGGTTCTTCATCGTTGATTCTTCATCCTCACCGATAAAGAATTCCACTACATCTGCAGGCAGTTGCTTTTCAGAAGCATAAGAGACAGCTTTGTTTAAAAGCTTTTCACGTTGTGCTGCTGTCTTTTGATCTTCCAGCTCTTTTTCTAGCTTTCTGATGCGCTTTTGTTCCTCTGTTTCTTCCGGATAAAGCTCTTTTACCTTCGCATCAACCAGAGCATCGAGGTTGTTCGCCTTCCATGTCTCAAGGCCTTTCGTAAAATGGGAATCTAACCGAGGTTGAATGAGGCGTTTTCCTTCTTCTGTATCTAAAAATCCATTCACCTTGTCAGCAGACACGGCAGAAAGTTCATTCAGATACGACTTTACTTCTTCGTTCTCTTTATTTTCTTCGAGAAATTTTTTCACTTCTTCTAATGTTGGCATTACAGTTCTTCCTCCTTCGCCCTCTACAGTGCGCGCCTGTTATGAGTGCATGAAAAATAAGCCTTTTTACGTCATGCTCAGGACAAAATAAAAAACCGCTGCTCGGTGACTGTTATTTTTCATATACAAAAAGTGATCGTTTCAGTTCACAATAAATTTCGTCATATCCTTTGTTATCTTCAAACTGGGCAGCGACGGCCTGCATTTCTATTAATCGCTTGATTCGTTCGTTTTCATCATCACTCAAATAAAAATTATCTTTCACTTTTTGTCCCCCTCCCAAAATAGCTCGTTCTCGGTTTCGCTCTCGATTCTTTCAAGCAAGTTTACGCATTTTCCCATTGCATCTATCGCTTTCTCACGCCAATTGATTTCATTATTTTCAGTCATGTTAATCCCCTTTTTTCTCAATTGATTTGTACCATTCTTCATAGGTTTGGTATGGGATAGTCTCGCCAGCACCATTGCCGCGCTTACGGGCCCTTCTTGTATCTGGTAGTACGCCGTTTACTTTGAAAGCTATCGTACAACGACAGTTAATATCATCCTTTGCATTATTCATGTGCCCCGGAGCCGGCCCGACGCCGCCATAAATTGATTTGAATAGCCCGTTTCGTTCAACAGTCTTGCCGTCGAGCTTCCTGTGACCCGAACGAGTTTTCAGATCAAGAGTTGCATTCCACATCTTTTCGAGTTTGCTCTTTTTAGAAGCCTGCTCAGCGCTTTGCATCCTCGCTGAGACTTGTACCCTATGAGTCTCTGTTCTCGCCACGTCACGAGCCTTTCTGCGGGCAAATTCGGTGGTTCTTTCAATACGCCGAGCAATTTTGGAGTAATCTTCACCAGCTTGAATGCCTTGAGCAATTGAAATCTGTATTTGTCGCACGTAGTCATCCCTGTGCCGCTTATATAGGGCCGAGAGAGTCAATTCAGCTATCGGGTTTAATATGGCCTGCTTGATTACTTCGACTGTAGGGATGCTGAAGCCTAAATCAACTGCAGCTTCCATCTCGTACAAATAGGCAGAGCGCATGTAACTCTCAAGGAATTGTTTAGCAGCCAAAACCTCAACGATTGTGAGGATGGTTTTGAATGCCTTACTGGATTCCTCAGTCATGCGCTCCATTTCTTTTTTGAACCGGTTGTATTTATTCATATCAGCCATGGATAGCTGACCATCTCTGCTGTATTTCGCATAAAGAGCCGCGATTTGTTGATTGATCTCTTTCAGCCGTTGAGCAAAAACGACATCAATCTTTTTCGAGTCCTCTGTGATCATGTCATCCAGGTACTTATCAATATCATTCTGGTTCATCTTCATCACCGCCCGTATCTGTTTCGATATCAGTCAACGGTGGCATGCTGTTCCTGTACTCCTCTTCCTCCTCTTTCATCTTATGAAGCTCATACTGAACATCATCGACAAAGGACAAGAGAGAAAGGCGTGTTTCTTCGCTGATTAATCCTTTAAGCTGCGATGTTGTCTGTGCCTCTTCAAGAACGTTGGCTGGAAGGTTACGCTTGAATCCGAACCATACTTTCAAATAATCTTCTGCTTTGGCTTTATTTTTCGTTGCCCAAGCTGAAAAGATTAACTTGTACTGATAACGGAGAGCAGCAGTCATTTTCCGTTCCATCGTTATGCACTTATTCTCAAGCGCCATCAATTTAAATTTCATTGCAACGCCAGTGACATTCCCGCCAAATGATTCATCAGAGAAATTGACCGACTTTGCAAAACGGAGAATGTTTTCTTCGAGCCGGTTCAAGTGATTTTCAATGATTGCGTCATTTATATCCTTTGTCAGATAGCTGACATCGTCTTTTTCATCGTAGAGTTCAAGAATCCCAGTCTTTTTAAGCTGTTGGAGTGTGTCCTCATCGGCTCCCAGTCCCTTTAGGATCAAGTACGCCAGTCTGTACTGCTCAATTTCATTTGAGGCGTCTGATAGGGTCCGGTCATAGGCATCAATAAGAGACAATACCTTCTCGGCATCGCCTTTGAGCTCTTTATTGTTTGCCAGCCCGAATAAAGGGCAGCCATCAAACATATGAGGCTGTTTGTTGTCCAAGGTAAAAGCAGAACTATCCTTCGTACTGAAATAATAAATCGTTTTGCTATCATAAAATTCTGCTTTTTGCTGCCCGTTATATGTCTCGTAATAACGCAAAGCATATTCCGGTTCATGAATATTCCCATCGCTGAGGAAAACCGCTTCCCATGGTTCAATGTTTTTGACTCTTTCATTACCATTCCGGTCGATATATGCAAGCCGCGCTCCGTAGCCGCAAATTGTCGCCATCTTTCCCCATTCACTATCTTCGTCAGCAATATTATTCAGGGTGTTGAAATCATCAATCATTTGCTTTCTGGTTGAAGTAGTGCCAGTCTCTCGCTTATCGTCAAACTCATAAGTGATCGGGTGCCCGAAGAGATAGCCCACTTTTGTATCAACTATGTCTGAATCAAACGAGTTATTGAGTTTGTTATTGACCTTATGATCTATCCGCTTAACATGTCCGGTCTCGAACTCCTCATATTCAATGGCTTCTCTGGTTAAGATCGGCACGCCCTGAACTTCAGCCTGGTAACGATCATATAGTTTTTTCATTCTGTCATGATCGTTCTTATGTGCTTCGATGATTTCTGCAATCAATTCAGGTGTAATGCCTGAAGCTCTGATCTGGTCTAAGAACTTTATCAACCTCTAAACCTCCTTGTTACCCCATGCCCTTTAAGGCTAGATACCTCATAATCATCTAAGCCGTACCAAATGGCCGAGAATGTATGCGGATCAATGTTGAATTCGTCTTCGATGATGTTTCCGTCTTTGTCCACTTTGAACGTGAGGTCCTTCAGTTCCCTAACGACATCAGGACATTGATCGGAGCAGATAATTTTTTTGAATCGTTTTACTTTCTTGGTGTATTGCAGGCGCGAACCTTGAAACTTCTTTGCAGGTTTCATGAGGAAGCCCTGCTGCCTAAAGAATCGAATTGTTTTAGGCTCGGCACTGTCGGCCTTGATCAAAACGCGTTTAAGTTCTTTTAAGTCCTCAGCTGTTTTGTCATCGGTCGTATCGTTTTTGTAATATTGCCAGTAGATGTACAGAATCTTTTCCTTATGGTCGATAGCCATACGAACCAAAGCGTTATAAGAATCAACAAAACCGAAGTCCATACCATTCTTCAGAACCGGCCTGTCAATTGCTCTTATCGCATTCATAACTTCTTCATGTGGCCGCTCTTCAAACTGCGGCAAAACAAGTTTTCCGTTAACGCCAAAACGACCTTTCCGGGCAATTCGGTAAAGGTCTGGGTCATGTGTTTTTAAGTCTTCTAGCTGCTCGATATAGCTTTCAGGCAAAAATAAATTATCATCAGCAGTCGAGTGATGATAATAGGTTTTGTTTCTTATGATCGTTTTTTCTTTGTAAAGTTCTTCGTCATCCAAGACAAAAAACTGATTCGTGTCATCTTTAAAAAAGTGTTTATACGACCAATTCCCTTTGCTAACAGGGTTTGTAGATAGAATCATATGGAGTTGCAAAGTCGGGTGCCGCAAACGCCCCAACAGCTCTTTAAAACCGTCGTATTTTACTTCTGAACACTCTTCAATCCATACAATTGATATGTTGTTGATTGATTTCAGCTTCGCCGGCTTATCCATCCCTTTAAAGATGATCTTGCTGCCGTTTGGAAAGCGTATCTGCATCGGTGAGGTAATGCATCGGATTTTATGATCCAACCCTATGTCGGTAATGATCTCTTCGAGTAGGGAAAAAGTCGAATCTCTATGGGTGTCGTAAACCTCCCGGACCACCAAGGCTGTTCGCTTTTCTTTGAGCAATTTCAGAACAATCTTCAAAGCAACATGATAGCTTTTGGATGATCCATAACCACCAACAAGGAAATAAAACTTTTGTGACCAATCAAAAAGAAAGTTTCTAAAACGGGGATTCACCTCTTTTTCCATCAGCGTCCCCCCTTATCCTTGATGATAATTTCAAATGACGAATCATCGTCTTTATTTGTCAGGCGTTCTACTTCTGCCTTTGTCTTCTCGATATTCAAGCGCATTTGCTCCAATTTAAGGCGCCGCTCGTCTGCTTCGTGAGCCAGCTGGTCAAACTGCTTGATCAAGCCCCTGAGCTCTCCCATTGCCCGAGATTGGGCGTTCAGGAATGTAGCATGACGATCCCAAGCGAATTGAAACTCCCATTCTCGCTCATCACCAAACATACCTGGCTTCTCTTTTTTCAAAACCTTAGTCATGTCATCTTTATCCTGCACGAACATAATACGCTGCGCCCGGAGAATGGCTGCATATTGAATCTGTATCTGATCCCAAATCATATCAGCAGGCGAACGTTCCTGAATCTCTTCCATGATCTCAAGTGTTTCTTCTGGCAAGAATTTAGAGAAAAAGCCGTGAGTCACAGCATTTTGATTCCTCTGTGGTGCGCCGCCGTTGTTCCCGACTGCATTTTTGTTGCCCGGTTGCCCGCCTTTTTTTGTGTGCACACTTTTTTCAATGGGTGCACCCTTTTTCCTTTCCCAACCATGCCGCTGCTTCCACGATTTAATGGTGTTCACTGACACCCCGTATTTATCGGCAAGGTCCTTGTATTTCATACCTTTGACGTAATCCTTATACGCCTGAATGTGCTTTTCGGCCATCTACATTCACCGCCGCCCCCTTCTGATTCGTGTTGTTTTGGAGATTATTTTCTCGGGATGAACTCGTCATCGTGTGCAAGCTGATGAATCGTATCCTTCCCAATGTCCGCAAGTCCAACAGCCTGAACGTATGATTCTGCGTCGTATACAGTCATCGTGGTGCCGTCTTTCATGTTGAAAGTAGCGACATAGCCATCAATCTCATGAAAGTTCTTTTCCATCCAATTAATCAGTCCGTTGGTGGGACCAGGAAAGACTCTTTTCACTTTGCTCATCGAATCATCTCCTTCATATTCTCTCTAAACCGAGCCCAAACTCAGAGGCCGTCAGCCGCCAATAGTCTTATCTGAGATTCACTGGACTCAGTTTACAAAGAATATAAAAAGAACATCACCTTACTGATGACGCTACGCTTGCTGCTACTTGATATAAAAAAGCCCTACACCCATTAATGGCATAGAGCTTTAGATCACTATATGAAATTGGTGGTGACGCAGGAATAATCCGCCGCGCCGATCCTGCCTCCCATTTTACACCGCCGATTTAAGCGAGTTCAAATATTGCAGAAAGTTGGCTTCTTTGACTTTATTGACGATGTTGCCGATTATGGCTGTTTTGATCTTTCTGATGGTATCCCGGGAGCAATCAAGGTGGTTTGCAATAGCAGTGTAGCTCATGCCTTCCATCATGCAATCATAAACGATACGGTGTTTTTCTTCTTCGATGTGTTCCATAGCGTTGTCCAGGTAATGCACAATAGATTCATATTTGTGGAGCCGTCTCTCTCTTCGGTCCATCTGTCGCAATTCTGCCTGACTGACGCCTGTCGATCCCCTTGGCATGCCCGCTTCATCCCCGTATGTTGCAGTAAGCTTTCCGCCAATAAAGTCTACTTTGTTCAACACACGGTTGAGCCTTTTGATCTCCCGCAGCATGAATTTATAATCACGAATCCATTCCTCAATCTCCCAAGCAATCATTTGATCTGTCATAGTGCTTTCCCTCCTGATAGTTAAATAGAGTAAGTGTCATTCCAGTTGTTTGCTTTTTGCTCTGCGATATATCGAGGCCTTGATACCTCTTTCACGCTGATACTGAAGGTTTTGACCAAGAAGGCTTTCAACTCGTTATAGAGCTCTTCTTTTCCGCAAAAGATATTTACAAGCTTTCCGTTTTTATAAGCGAATCCGTATTTCATCCTGAAACTCCCCTTTTACTTTCTGCGTTTATAAGCGCCGCCTTTGCCGCGTCTGAGTGTTTGCATGTTTGTGTTCATCATTGATTGCCAGAAACGATCTGAGCGCTCCTGTTGCTTCTGTGATGGCTTCTTTTTGGACTGTTTCATGTATCATCACTCCTTTCACCGTTAGTAATCGCGATAGACATCCAGATAGTTGCGAAATAAAAAACGGACACCAAACAAACAGCGCTAATGCTGTAAGTTCAGTGTCCGCAGGCTTTCCGTCTTGGACATATTCAGTTAAAGCAGCACGTATGTAACGATGTTACCGATGATTGCTGCGATACATATTGCAGTTAAGTGACTTCTCAGCTGTAAATCTTTTTCCTCTCCTACAACACCAACAAGAGAGATTATCAGAACCAGCAAGAGAGCAATTTTAAAGGCTATTAACATCATTCTCCTCCTAATTAAGACCCATTTGATTCATTCCGGATTTAACAGCTAGAGGCACCACGTCCGCCGGCTCCACATATGGATTCTTCTTGTATTCCTGATAGTAAGCCACAATCAGCTTTGACGTATGGCTAACAAGCTGCAGTTGTAGAGGCATACCCTTTTTTAATTCATCAACAATCATTTGCAGTTCAATCTCAGAAAATCCGTTCATTTGTTTTCCCTCTTCTCTATATACTTATCAATATCTTTAAAGTAAGCCGCAGCCGTGAATGAAATGATTGCCCCAATCAAAGCAAGGTTCGCTTTCATGTCTGGCCGGTAATCGTGTTGGAAATATGTCCAGAATCCGCATCCCGTCAGCAGAAAAAATATTCTGAGAATCATAGGTTACTCCCCATTACTCCGCTGCCTCCACTTCGCATTTAGCACCTTTAAAAATAGTTTCATAATGTTCGTTTGTATAATGCCCCCTCAATTCTCGGCTGACTTCAAGCGTGATCTCGCCAACATTACTAAACTTCTTTCCTAAATGGGTTTTTATTATTTGTTTCACTTCTTCAGGCGATAAAACCACTTGCATTTTCATTCCCCATCATCCCCCTTTTTTATCATGATCCTTTCAGCTTTCAACGTGTGTCTAAGATACATATAATCAACCTCATGGATATTAAATTTTTGTGCATCATGAATTTGTGTAGTTAAAACAAGTACCGTGATTTCATCATTGGCAACCGTTAATGAACGTATATACAATTGCCCGCATCTAAACATACATTGTTTACTCACTCCGCGCCCTCCAATAACTCAGGATTTTGATATGCGTCTCCGATAACTTCAAGATCGCCCACCATAAAAGCGCCGCCGATTCCTAAATCGAGATAAAATCCAGCTTGTTCATTGTCATATCTAACAGTTGATCTTCTGTTATCGTCGTGATCTAAAATAAAATCCTTGTCATAAATAATTTTTTCGTTCTTATCCTTCAACCCTGTGCCCCACATGAGAGCCGCATCTTTGTCATCACTGGATACAACACACCCACCGCCAGAGTCGTGCCATAAAAGCCAACTTCCGTCATTTTTTATAGTTAGACTTAAATGTTCATCATCCCAATAATGCATCTGCTCGCCGTCCCAAACTCTGTATGCTGTGTTCATCAATACCCCTCCTGCTGCCGCTGATGATTGACGGCGTTTTTCTCCATGTAAGCAGCTTCGATCTGTTCCAAAGTAAATCCGAAACCAATAGTTCCGATGCTCAGGAACAAGCCCCATGCCATCATGAAACTGGTCTTTTTAGTGCTTTGATCTTTGGACATATAAGAATTGAATAGCATCCACTTCATTTCTAGAAACACACCTGACAAACCGCCTTCAAATCCATTTTTCCTCATTTCGCTAAAGGCTTCTTCCGGTAGATTCATAGCATCCTCCCAGCCTTTGTTAATGGCAATTGATAGGAAAAAGTGTAGGCAGTCGACAAATTCTTCAAGCAAAGAATATGATTTATAGCCATATTCCGGTTTCCATTCAAGGGCGCCACCGCCCTCAGATGGTTTCCAGTTATACTCCGGTTCTTTCGGCAGCTGGTTGTTACTCCAATGCTTGAACCAGCGCCCCTCATTTGCAAACTCAGCTAATTCAGTATCCAAAGCAACATAAGTATTTGGCAGCAAGTCCTGACCTTCCAGCCCCTTCTCTTTGATGATCCGTTCATCAAGCACCTTTTGCATTTCGAACATTTTTTCAAGATTCATTGCGCATCCTCCTGAATATCTTTTCTGATCACTTTTATAGCGAATGAAGCCATATCTTTCACGTCTACTTTCTGCAAACAATTTCTGCTTTCTGTATCACACGCTGGTATTTCTATGGTTATGTTGGATTGTTCATAGATTTTATACGAGCCAGTTTTTCTATTGCATACTGCACATGGCTTTTTTTCAGATGATAAGATGCTCCCTATTTTCACGCTATTTCCTCCTCAACGCCTATGCTGCAGCCGCATTTAGGGCAGCGTGCATCTGGGCGGATTTTTATATCTAATTCGTTGTGACCACATTCAGGGCAGATGTATTCGATCATGATGCCCCCTCCTGGTCCATAATCGCTTTGAATATGGGGTAAATCTGCTGAGGCACAACCGCGTTGCCTAATCCTTTAATTCTGTCCAACCGATTGGGAACCCCATCATCGCTTCCCAAAAAGCCGGATTCGCACGCCCTCTTTTCCCAGTCAACACCATTAAATAGTTTGGTAACTGTCCTAAATGTGCTCTTTCTCCATTTTGTAACTTTGTCATTGTTTTCTGGTAATCGTTCAGTCCCCTTGTATCCGATGCTGTTGGCGTTGGGAAGATATCCGACAACAAAGACTCTGTCTCTTCTATGCGGTGCCCCGATGGCGAGAGCTGGTATAATAAACGATTTCCCTTTGTAACCTTCACTTTCCAAGTCAGATAACGTGCGGTCGAGCTCCATATTTGCGAAGTTAGCAACGTTTTCGCCAACAACCCAAGTGGGTCTAAGTTCTTTGATGAGCCTAAACATTTCCGGCCAGAGGTCGCGGTCATCTTCTGTGCCTCTTTGCTCCCCGGCAATACTGTAAGGCTGGCAAGGGAATCCTCCTGAAATAATGTCAATTGTTCCACCTGGCTCAATCACTCCTTTTTCCTCTAAAAGCTGTCTATTCAAGGTGCGTACATCATCGAAGATGGGAACGCCCGGGAAGTTCTTATTCAATACTTTCTGGCAGAAGGGTTCACGCTCACAGAATGCGACAGTTTCAATTCCAGCCCATTCGGCAGCAAGTGCGATGCCCCCTATACCTGCGAATAACTCGATACTTTTCATGCTGTAATCCCCCTATTCCCATCCGACTGCGATTGCAAAGAATAAAACCACAACCATCGCCCCAATGAGCCAGCCATTTGTTTTGTCCCTTTTTGCAATAATTGCGTCATTGCCGATCATTCTTAGATCATCAGCCTGAGCAACGATCATAGGCACTTCCTCGACATTAACCTTTAAATGTTCGGCCGCCTCGTAAATGGTCATCGCTTCGTCTTTCGTGGCTTTGACTGCCCGCTGAAGCTCTACTTGTAAAGGGATCATTATGCATCCTCCTCCATGTCATAAACCTCAACCTGTGGCATTTCGCCAAGCCTGCTGAACATGTGCTTTCTTTGCTCCATGAGACATTTATCAAAAACAGCCGTACTGTGCTTATTGATGATTTTGATTAAATCCTTACCAACGCTCTCAAAAAATTTCAACGTGTCCTCTTTGTCGATTGTCATCTGATAGATTTTAGAGGTCATCGGAATTTTAAGAACCTGTAGTCCGGTTGTTACCTCTGATACGTTAATATGATCAAACGATGGGATAGCACAGAAACGATATTTTCCTACTTGAATTTCATGACCAACCGCCGGCTTCCATTTGCTATCCTCTGGCTTACGTGTATTACTAAGGGCTAGATAGAACTTCTTCACTTTTTTGTCTACTGTAATTTTCATTCCGCATCACCCTCCATTCCTCTGCCTTCAAGAAGCTCCTGCGCATATCGGGAATATCTTTGAATCACTAACTCAGGCGCCGTTCTAACTGCTTTCATATTAGTGAATTGATGCAAGGCTTTTCTAAACCTGTCGTTCTCTTTATTAAGCCGCTGAAGCTCTTCCTGAGCCTGCCGGAATTGATGAACTGTTACATCCTGTTGACGCTTGTTTTCCTCGATGATTTCCTGCTGCTTATCAGACAGTTCAGATCTATCAATCAGAAAATCAATATGTTCTTTAGTCATCCAGTATTGATCTGTTGGCTTAGCATTTTCATAGCCTTTTAGTTTTGAAATACGCGCTTTAATTTCCTGTAATTTATCCATGTCCGTTCCTCCCCCGCAGGGGAAAGCCCCTGCTATTTGAATTTATGGCCGATCTTATAATCTAAACGAGACAGACCGCCCTTTATTGTTTGAATGATTGTGTCACCGTGCTCCGGGGTATCTAGGACATGTGCAGTGCCCTCATTCCCATCTAAAATGATGATGCGGATTTTCCCCGGTTCGATACTTTCTCCAATGCTCAAATCTCTATTTTTAATTTCCTGTGGTTTGTTCACCTAGCGCGCCCCCTGTGCATGTGCTATGATAGAAGTACCAGTTCATATCAGAGCATCGGGGCATACGCTTCGGTGCTTTTTTTGTGTGTTTAATAGTGATCCGGTTTCCATCCGGCCATCGTGAATGTTGGCGATGGTTTCAGATCCTCCCGGTAAACGATCGGGTGTTTTTTCACGTATTCGGCCAGCTGTTCCGGCGTCATCTTCCATTCTTCAACCGGTCCTGGCTTGTAAGGATTGATGCTTTGCTGTTCCATGGTATCTGCCTCCTCCATTGATTTTGGGAATTTCCGTGCCGCCGAGCTTCTTGCAATCAGAACCCATTCGGCTGGCGCATGCCTTAAACTGAGAGCAACGTGTCATACAGGCCATGAGCTTATCTTCTTCCTGCACCCACAACGGCCGATCGTCTGCGATTACCACATTTAACAGTGGACTTTCCCGCCTTTCTTTTGAGTTTTTTCAGCTCGTCCAGCTCGATGAAGCCGAGTGACTTATCCAGAGCCAGTACCTTGAGTGGTGTATCATAAAGCCGCTCATACAACTTGCGCTTGATGGCAAATTCCTTTGTTTCCACGCCTTTGATGTCAATGATCTCGATGCTGCCGTCCAAATTATGAACCTCAAAGTCTGCAATATATTCAATCTTCCGAAAAGTTTTGCCGTTCTTTTTGAATGACTCTTGCAGCAAGAACCGTGGCTGCAGCTTAAAATCTTTGATCTGCTTGCTCACCTTGAGCCATTTCAGCTGCTCATAGTATTTGGCTTCGGCCCGGCTGTCGAACGTGATGCCGTCTACCTGTGTTTTTCTTGCGCCGTACTTATTTGCTGGCATGTGATGCCTCCGTCCATTCTTGAAAACTATATGGATAGTCTGTTGTTTGAATAAACCCAATTTCTTTCGCCTTCCGCCGGATTTTCATACATCCTTCATAGCTGTAAGCCCAAATTTCTTTATAATCCCTCAGTTCGCCGTATTTCCCTGTTATGATGAACTTCCGAAAGCTGTTAACCAGTTGCCACATGTTGCCCCCATGCGAAAAGCCACTTGGACCACCGTATCCCAATTCATATGGGTAAACATCATCCCCCGTGTAATCATCAACGAAGAACAGTTTTTTCTTAAATCTGAAATACGCCACCCGATCCTTGTATTTACAGAAGAAAGTACGTCTGTCTATGCTTGCGATAAGCTTTATCAGATCATTAATATCGTTCATGCGTTTTATTTGCTCTGCACTTGGCATTATTCTGCTACCTCCCGTCATTCTCTTCCCATTGCTGAATCTGCTTTTCCTTATACGGCGCCGTGAGTATGATTGCTGGCAGCAGGATCACCGCTTTAAGCACTGCGCATCAGCTCCATTTGTCTGATCTTTTCCTCAAGCACCCTGATAGCCGGTGTGAGGTCCTTGCCGCCCTTTTGTTCAGCAGGCCCGAACAAATACATTCCCATGGATCCATTAACGTTCGTTTTCTCGTTCAATCCCAATCACCCAATCTATGATTTAATTCCATCCGGTTGCCCTGAATGATCACCGTGTAATACTTGCACATCTGGTAAATCCGTGACCCGAGCGCCTCGTCAACGTCCAGCAGATCGTCCGTTGTGAGCTCAGAAGAGATCAGCAGAGGCTTATGGTTCAGGTAGCGATAATTCACAACTGACTGGATCTGTTCGACTTGCCATTCGGTTGCCCTTGGCTTCCCGTCAACTGGCTTGAATAAGTCATCAATGAACAGCACATCTGCTTTTCTCATGGCATTCAGCTTTGTTTCCAGCTGGTCAAAGTCATTTTTCAGATCACTCATGCCCTCAACGTAAGGAAAGTACAGGCAGTGAGTGGATTTCTTCTTAATGAGATTGTTCATGATGGCCGTTAACAGATGGGTTTTGCCGCTGCCCGGCTGTCCCAGCAGAGCAATGCTATTGGCACGCTCTCCCTTGATCTTTTCAAAGTCTTTGAAGTATTCGACCGCACATTCATAGGCATCTTTAATCATTTGGGGTTTGCCATCTAATTTGAAGTTGCCAAACAACAGCTTTTCGAACTTTTCTGTAATGCCGCTGGCTGCCATGAGCTTCGCTATTTTCTTTTGTTTCACACACTCACATTGTTTGGAATACGTCGTTTTCCATTCCCGAGCCTTATCTGGCGTGCAAACCTTTCCCGCAAGATAATCTTCTTCAAGAACCATTTCATCAAGTGATAGGCTGTCCAATGGCTTGTGTTCTTTTCTCAGCCGCAGCTCAGTATCCTTGTGAACCCGATAAATTACAACGCCGCGATCCTTGCACTCGGAACACTCATACTCAACCTTTTCTTCTGATGCGGCCTGTTCTGTTTCCCAGGAACGCGATCTTGCTTGAAGACCCTTCATCATTGCTTGGAACGCTGTGTCTATACTGACTGCTTTGTTTATTGCCATACTGTTGTTTCTCCTTTCTCTTTTGGCTTAATGGATTGGACAGGATTGCTTCAATGTAGCTCAAGCCAACGTTGCTGCCTTTATTTCTGAAAGCCTTTTTCATTGCCTCGATGACCTTCTCTTCGCCGTAATCATCCACCATGTAGCCGATTCTTTGCGCCTCAATGGGACCGATTGAACGAGCCACCTTATTTTCAAATAGCTCAAAAGCGTTTTTCATTTTCGGATCAACTCCCTGGGTTTCTTGTTGTACTGGCGCAGGATCCGAAACAGGCTTTTCAGATGGTTCCTGCTCCGATACAGGCGTTTCAAATGAGATCAGCCTGTATTGCCCTGCTTTCCTCTCCTGCGGCTTATATTCAATTCTTTTAAGATCAATCAGCATCTTTCTGTGTTTGATCAACGTATTTTCGGAAATCTCGATCTTTGCTTGCAAAGTGGTATTTGAAGTGGTGAACCACTCCCGCCACCCTGCCTTGTTGTTGATGTGCAAAAGATGAAACCATAATGCTTGAGTTGTAGCAGACAACGGATTCGTTTCTAACCAATTCATGAAGCCGTTCATTTCTTTCAGGTAGTTCATGGCTCACCTACTTCCTTTCACACAGTGCTGTCATTCCGCTGATGCGGACTAAACGTAAGCCAGGTTCATTTGTTCTGAGATAGCCTTCGACGTAAGCACGAAACAGCTGCGCACGATTCGGCGCCCCTTCCGCTAGCCACTTGTAACAGAAGGGGATGCTAACCTTAATCAAATGGGAGGTCATCGTCACTGATGTCTACAGGCTTGCCATCAAAAGGATCGGCATCCTGCGCGCTTGGTTTTTCCTCTGATACTTCTGCGTCAATGATTTCTGGCTCAGACATTTCGTCAGTGATGTCAATGCGCTCTCGTGCCTCATCGTCCTCAATGACAGCCTTCTGCATTTCCACTGACAAGATGCCCCATTTACTCAGAATCGCTTTCAAAACAGTTTTTAATGCCATTGCATCCCAATCGTTTTTCCAGCCGAAGTCCGACTTACTAAACTTCTTTTTATGCTTTTCAACTTGTGCCTTTGTCCAATACACTGTTTTCCGGAAGCCGTTTAAAAGCTCAAAGTAAGCAGCGTAACCAATAACCGCATCTGATTCCCGTTTTTCAAAATCAATTTCTATTTCCTCGGTTAATGGGTTCCACTTTTGCAATTCTCCTTCATGGACCGGTATGCAATTGATGAATTTATACTGACCCGTACGTAAAGCCAACTGAATGTACCCTTTGTAACCAAGTTGAAATTGTGCACGGCCGCCATACGGAACGATCCAGGCATAACCCAAGTTTTTATCCACTGGCAGATCAAGCGTAGCCGCCACCATAGCCGATGAAATTACGCTCATAGGCTCTGCCTTTTGGAGCATTTTTTCACCGTTGTAAAGGCTCAGAATTGACGCTGTGAATTGGGAAGCCCTTTTCCCTAGAACTTCTTCAAAACGATTCATGACTGCCGGAGAAGAAAGCAGACCTTTCATTGTTGTTCCTTGCTGTTGTGCTGGAGCACTGTTTTGTTTCTTCTGGATATTGCTTTTTAGCGATTGATTTGTAGCCATATTCAGCTAACCTCCTTGATTCCAAAGCGTCTAAATTGGACTTCTTTAGTGACTTTCTCGTATACATCTGGAAACTGCTCTTTGAGTTTCTTTGAGTCGATCCGATTAGTTGAAACTGACTTCCAGCTAGTTTGATAGTTTCCGATGAAGCCGTATTCTGCTTCTTTCATTTCGTGTTTGATCTGGTTTTCTAATTCCTTTGCCTGCAATGTAAGTTCGTTTATCTGTTCTTTCAGATGCAAATACTGCTGAATGCGTGTTTTATTATCAGATGTGAGATCAACGACTTTGCCGCCTTCTGCCTCGGCATAACGTTGCTTGAGATATTCTTCTGCAGCACTCGAACCGTCAAGCGCCGGAGCCTGTCCACCCAATACATTTTCATTCCAAAATTCAATCTCTGCTTGAAAGATCATCGCAATAAGCTCGTCATCGCGCTCAATCTCTTTCCAAACGAATTTATTGCCGCCGATCAGTACAGCAAAATATGCTTTTTTATATTCTGGTCCTAGCACTCCTAGATAGTGTTGGACCTGAACAATATAGCTGTCAGGAATCTCGTCATCTTCCCACTCTTTTAGGTTGTATGCTGACGTGGTTTTACACTCCAAAATGGATTTTTCACCAACGATCATTCGGTCAACATTCGCCAATATAAAATCATGATTAGGATGCTTGAGCATTGCTTTTCTTCGCCTTACTTTTTTTCCACTACGAATCTCGAACTCTTTTGCAACAACGTCTTCAAGAAGTGAACCAAAGTATGCAGCTTCACTGCCTGATTCGCTCACAGGTACCTGGCCTGTTTTGTCTAACCACAACTCAAACGGTGTTTGCCATTTGTTTATGCCTAAAATTACGGAAGCATCTGAACCGCCGATGCCTTTCCGTCGCTCAAGAAGCCATTCGTTCCGACTCATGTCCGCTGTCGAAGCGAAAACCTCTGCTTGCATCAGACCACCCCCACCTTTCTTTTGTACTCTTCCGCGCCAAGACGCTGCCATTCCCGATAGTGGTCCATCGAAGGGAAACTAAACTGCGCTTTACCGTTTTTGGCGAATACAATAGAACCTCCAACCTGTCTTAAACGTTGCTGATCCTCTGCACGTTCACTGAATGCCACTTTTATTGCTTTAGCCATGTCTAATACCTCCATTGATTTTTATGAGGTGTTTTGGTATAATTAGTTAACCAATCAATTTAACAAGTCACACCTTTCCACTTTGCCGAGTGGATTTTTTTATTGCCCATTTTTAAATTTGAAACCAAGCTGTTCCCTCAGATAACGATCAAGGTTCTCTCTCAAGATCACCGCGCCGCAATCGATTACATAATCATCGACTGGCGTAACATCATCCCCGAAAAAATCCTTTGGTGTTTCTGGCTCAGTCAACTTATCGTGCCAGTTGTTTATAATCATTGGATTTTCGACCATTCATATTCTCCCTTCTGTAATTCGCTGTACGTTCATCCCAAATCAAGTGCAGTTCGCTATGGTTTCGGATTCTTTCACACCATGCTTTGACCTCCAACGCTGTTGCTGGTTTGTGGACAAAGTGAACCATCATCCCAAACACCTACTTATCACTGCCAAGTTGATGCCGCGCTGTTGCATTTTCATAGCTGTTTCATATAAACGTCCTTTATTAGCCAGTCGGCTGATATCCTCTGTAAGAACTTTGATACTTCCAGCAAGACTGATCGCCTCTTCATAATCACCATCACGTAATGCCTCCGAAAGCATGATAGAGAGCTCTTCCGCTGATTCGATTTTTCTTTTTGCCGCATCTACATCTGACTTCAAAAACTGATTAGTTTTCATGCAAAAACCGCCTTCCTTTCTTCTTGTTTTGACATAGCTACCTGATCCATCAACGCTTTACGGGTCCACCTATCGGCCAGCTCTTGCATATTCAGTCCGTGGTTCCGAACTAATGAGTAGATTAGTGTTTTATTTGCCGGGATTAGATCAAATATTTGTTTAATATCTCCCATTGGTAGATCGTTTGAACGGCCTGGTCGATCACTTGCCAACCATCGTGCCAACTGCTTAGTAGCCTGCAATGCTTCTTCAAGCTGATGAATCATATTTATTACTGCAGCGCTTGAGCTTTCATTTAATGCGGGATCAATCGGCGCAACGGCTGTCGGATGTAGCTTAAACAAGTAATGTACGAGATCAATGTGTTCGTAGGCTTCGCAGGCTTCAAACCATTTAATGCACAACTCAGGTGTGAGTCTGCTAAAACCGTTTTCAACATCTGAGACATAACGCTGATCTTTTCCACCGATTAGAATTCCGATTTGATATTGTGCAAGACCTGCTGCCTTGCGGGCTTTGCGCATGATCTGCGGTAAATTCCGCAAATTGTATGGGTTGTTCTCCATATGTTTGCCTCCTGATATATAAGTTATTTATTGGTAAAATTTAATTAATGAAGGGATGAGGGTTGTCCCTTTGCCATAAATGGCTATTTCAATCTCCCCAAAATTGTGGAGATTAGTACCTCACTCCTCAAAGTTGTGGAGTGAAGCGCGATTAAGCCGATTGAGACGACATGAATTTATTCACAAAATAAATCTGACCTTTACCGGTTACCTTTGGTGTGCGTGTGGTTCTGATTGAACCGTCAAGGTTGCTTACAGTTCTCTTCTTGATTTCGAACAGGCCCATATCCATACTGCGTTGAGTCGGGAGATTAAATGACTCACCCTTTTTGCGAATCAGATACCCATTGTCACGTAACCATTGAAATAATTTATTCGGCCCGATATCTACACCGTTTTGCTGGATGATTTTCGCTAATTCACCAACAAGCACAGAGGACTCGGACGATTCAACCGCCTCAGCGAAAATCACTTTCGGTTTCATGGTTTCAATTTGCTTGCTTTGCTCTTTCATAGTGTGAAGAGTAGTTTTGAAAAGCAGCTTTGTATTTTCATCAGCTTGCGGCAAGTATGTTTGGATGAATAACTCGTCATTTGCAACGTAGCCGCCCGTTTTTCTGATAGTCGGGATGACTTCATGAGTGATCCATCTTTTGAATTGTTTAGCCTCTGGTTTGTTACTAGTTAAAATAAGTGAATACAAACCAGCTTCATTGACAACGGTTGTTTTTTGATTACGGCCTAATGAATCGGCGAGGTAAACTTTTCTTACCTCGTCTTCGTCGAGCCGGGACACCGCTACTTTGTGATTTGAATGATTTAGTACATTGCAGACATCCTTTGCGACAAACCAAGGTTGTCCATCCTTTACAACTGTCCGAACCTGCTGATCTTGATAATTGAATACTTTTTGTAATTCGTTCATTCATGAACCTCCTTAGAAAGAGTAATTATCTGAATTCACACAACGAAACGAACGGACGACCTAATTATTACTCAACGAACTTTTTCGTTCTGCAGCAGTTACCTATTCAGGCTGTTGCCTCCTTGTGAAAATACTTTGTATTTTCTTCAATCCAACGGGTGTTTCGTTCGATCCATTTGATAAGTAAATGTTTCGGTATTTTCTTACCAACCTCATTATTAACCGGAAAATCTGGTCGAGCCATTAGCTCAGACATCTTGGTTGGGCCGCACCGTAGAACTTTCATAGCTTCTTCCCTTGTAAGAACAGGAGGGAGTTCATTCAGTGAGCCAAGACGTTCAACAAGCATTTCAATTGCTCTGTCTGCAATCTTCGTAGCAATTTGATCGATGAATTGTTCGTCGTACTGCATAGTGAACATATCTTTAACCTCCTACGCTGTGTTTGTGGTTTGAGTTTCTTGGACTTTTAAATTTAAAAAAAGTTCGTTTATATCACGTCCAAGCTTTTCAGATAATTTAAATGCAATAGGCAATGTCGGATTCGATACCCCGTTCTCCCAGTTGCTTATTGTTGTCTTTTTGCAATTTAAAATTAAAGCCAATTCATCCTGGGTATAGCCCTTTGCCTTTCTAGCTAAAATCAAATTTTGGTTTTTCATTATTTCACCACCTAAAATCCAAGTTTGTTGAACTGTTAAGCTTAGTATAAATCCAACTTTCTTGGATGTCAACCTAAAAGTTTGATTCTTTTGGACTTATATTTATTTTACATTATATTGATGTACAATATATTTGAACTTATGCGATAGGTTGTGGTAGAGAATGCTTCCTAAAAGATTAAAACAACGGAGAAAAGTTTTGGGTTTAACTCAAACCCAATTGGCAGAAAAAGTCAACACGAAGAAAACTACAATCTCTAACTATGAGACTGGATACAGCACTCCTTCAAATGAAATGCTTAGTGATTTAGCAGATGCTTTACAAACTACAGCAGATTATTTACTTGGAAGAACAGATAACGATTCAATGACCGATAACACTCCGGTTACTCCAGACCTCATTAATGATCCAGATCTGCAAATAGCTTTTAAAGAAGCAGCAGATTTTTCTGAGGAAGCTCGCAGACAAACTATTGACTTTATCAACTATCTAAAAGAAAAAGAAAAAGCGAAGGGACGTAAAAATCCAAATTCGTCTGATGAGTAAACAGAAGCAAAAAATAATTACATAACAAACACATTAGTCTTTATCTTTTTATTATTGTTTTGTTTAGTTTAATTAATACTGAACACTTCGCCTCAAAATTTGAGGTAAACTATTCAGTTGAAATGATTTCAACCTCAAAAATTGAGGTGATCTTTGAGGTTATATATTCTTTCAACCGCAATTTTTGAGGTAATCTTTTAAGTCATATCAAACACCCATTCCCCTGTGAAATTATGAATTCATTAACAAAACTGGCAAAATCCTCTTGAATTTTTGTCAGTTTTAGCTGATTATTAATAGGTATTATATTTTATGAACTGGGGGAATTAGGTTGAAAAAGTGGTTCTTATTATTCATGTCATTAGGACTAGCATTAGCGTTAGCAGCATGTAGCTCGACGGACGATGTCTCTACAGGGAGTAGTGATTCAAAAGACAAAAAAACTGAAGAGACTAAGGATGACGGTTCTAAAAAAGTCGATGCGAGTAAGCAATCTGCTGAAGTTCTCGGAATGAAAGTTAACCTGGGCGACGTAAAGATCATGAAAGACAAAATAAACGTTGGACTAAACATTGAAAATACTACCGACAAGGTCCTAACTTTCTATCCTGACCAAGGAAATGCAGTTATTGGCAACATGCAGTTATCTGCAAACATGTTCTTAACAAATGGAGAAGTTGGTGGAGAAGTTCAAGGTGGCGTTAAACAAGAAGGAGTTCTTGAATTTACGGCTCCTGAAGGAAAAGAGATTGACGTTGATAGCGTTAAAGAAATCAAATTGAACTTTGGTGAAGTTATAACTGAAGACTTTATGAATAACAAAGCAGTATCAATCACAGTACCAGTTAAATAAGGAGATTTTGAAATGAAAAGAACAACTGAATTTGTTTTAGGTCTAATCGGGAGTATTTTTGGTTTTTTCGGAGCAATAATCGCTTTATTTGTTGGTGGAATTGATGCCTCTATTAATTCGACTGGAACAAGTGAAATTATTGGATTAGGTTGGGGCGCCGTGTTCCTATCAATTCTTGGTATTGTTGCCTCTATCCTTGTCAAAAGCAAACCTAAACTAGGTGGAGTTTTACTTATTATTTCTGGTGTTGGCGGATTAATCTGCATATTCTTGTTCTACTTACTGCCTGCTGTACTTCTTATTATCCCTGGTATCATGGGACTCGTTAGAAAAGACAAATCTCAGACAACAGCAGCGTAACGAAGAGCCCTTCAAAGGGCTTTTCTTTCACACAAAAACAGAACATACATTCCCGTCAGGTGGTGCTATTATGACAATTCAGTTATCTCATCTAGAAGAAGAAGTAAAGAAAATTTATACAAAATTGAATATGCTTACTCCAGAAGAGATTGACATGGAAAGGATTGCAGCTGCTTTTCAGATTTGGATTCACTACGAAAGAAAAGGCAGCAGCATGTTTTGTATAAATGGTCTTTATAGCATGGTGTTGGATTCAAGGACATCTCGTCAGCAGCAATGGGAGGATTTTGTTCATGAACTCGGCCACGTGATTAAACACTGTGGAAACCAATTCAATATGAATCGCATGTTCCGACAGTTGCAAGAATACCAGGCTAATAGCTTTATGTATCATTTCTGTGTGCCAACATTCATGCTTGAAAAAATTTCATTGCCACGCATGCAGTCAGAGGCTATAAAGTTAATAGGTGACACCTTCAACGTAACATATCCTTTTGCTGCAAAACGGCTGGAAATGTACAGAAGGAAACAGTTTTCATTCATGATGTATAAAGAACTCTATAAAACTATTCAATAAAAATGAGGTGAGTAAATTGTACTTTGAGGAATTAGTAAAGGGAAAGAAGTGGCTCGCTGTCGGTGACGGTCCAAGAGATCCGGTCACCGGAAAACGCAAACAAATAGCAAGAAGAGGAAAGACCAAAAAAGAGGCTGAAAAAAGGGTCCTTGAGGCTATTGCCGCTCTTGTAGAAGACGGCATAGATGAGTCTATCGTGAAAAAGATGACTTTTGAAAAGCTGGCTACTGATTGGATTCATGATTATGCACTTACCACTGGCAACAAGAAAGGCACCATTAGGATTAGAACAAAAGAAATTAAAATTCTCAACCGATATATTGCCAAAACAAATATTGCAAAGATCACAACAAGAAAGTACCAAAAAATATTAAATAATCTTACGGAACAAGGCTATGCTCGGAATACAATAAGTGGGGTCCATACTACAGCAGGGCTGATTTTTAAATATGCCATACAACAAAAGCTATTGAAACATAGCCCAACTGAAGGTGCAGTCGTTCCGAAAAAACGTTTAACTGTAGAAGATATCGAAAGTAACCCGATTGAAGAAAAGTATTTTGAAAAAGAGGAACTCGAAGAATTCCTTTTGACTGTGAAGGAATTTGGATTAGATATGGATCTTGAAAGATTTTATTTACTCGCTTTTTCCGGAATGCGTTCAGGTGAATTATGTGCCCTGAAATGGACCGACATCAATTTTGAAACCAATGAAATCCGCATAACCAAAACCATATACTCAGAAAATAACAACATGAAAGAGTATGAATTGGTCCCACCTAAAACAGCCGGCTCAGTCCGTACAATCGAAGTAGAAGATCAGATCATGGACATGCTAAAGGAATATCAAATGCGACAGAAAAAAAGAAGGCTTCAGTCACGCATAAAGCCAGAGGAATACCATGATGGAAATTTTGTTTTTGCGAGAGAAAATGGATATCCATTCCTACCTAAAAATATCATTGTGCGTATGGAAAGGTTACTTGAGAAAACATCTATTAAGAAGCATGCAACACCTCATATTTTCAGACACACACATATCAGCATGTTGACCGAAGCTCGGGTAGACATTACAACGATCATGAAAAGAGTTGGTCATGATGATATGAAAACTACAATGAGAATTTACACACACGTTACTGAAAAAATGAAAGAGGATGCTTCGCAAAAAGTCCAGAAGACTTTCGGAAACATCCTCAATATCGGGATTTCATGA